GTGGACCTGACTCTATTCATCAGCCGGCTCTCCCTCATTCACTCAGAGATTCTCAAGCTCCGCTCCCGTTCCGAAGAGAATCACATCGCCTCTACGGATACGATGTATGCGGAGGAAAGGACCTGATGAGAGGAGCTCCCGATGGCTGATGTCCGATACGCCGTCACAGTAGATGCCTCGGGGGCCGTGAAGTCTATCGAGGCCCTCGACAAAGCTTGGGAGAAGCACGAAGCGAAGGTCAAGGAACAGGGCAACAAGGCGGAGGAAGCCGGCGGGAAAATGGGGGGCCTCTGGAAGCAGATGGCCATCGGCTCCCTCGTAGCCAGAGGCGTAGAGAAAGCCTTCTCCGCAGTAGTGGACGGGATAAAGGATTCGATCAAGGCGGCGGCGGAGGAGGAGGAATCCGAGAACCGGCTCCGGGCGGCCCTGGAGACTACGGGCCGGTCGGTCGAGGGGAACCTCGAAGCCTACAAAGAGTTCGCCAAGGCGAAGATGGCCTCGACGAAATACACCCACGAAGAGGTCGAGGCTTCCGCCACTCTCCTCCTCCAGCTCACCTCTCTCGACCAGAAGGGAGTGAAGCGGGCCATACAGGGAGCGATGGGCCTCTCCTCCGTTATGGGGACTGATCTCCACTCCGCCACGATGATGGTCACGAAGGCGATGGAGGGGAACTATACCGCCCTCCAGCGGGTGGGGATCAAGGTCGACGAAAACCTCACCGGGGCAGCAAAGCAGAACGCCCTTTTGGAGAAGCTGGGGAACCTCTATCCGAGAGCCGAGGCCGAGCTCAATACCTTCGGAGGATCACTGAAACAGCTCGGCAATTATTGGGACGAGGTAAAGGAATCCATCGGCGGAACTATCGTCGGGAACGAGGATGTCAGGAAGGCGATGAAGGGCCTCACCGAGGACCTGAAGAAGATGGTCGAGTCGGACCGCTTCAAGCTCTGGCTCTCTTCTCTGACGGAAGTCATTACCGCCGTAGTGAAGGGCCTCGGGGCGATAGGGAAAGCTATCGTCGACATCGAGGAAAGCCTCTTCGGGGCAAAGGGTTGGGAGGAGTATGTCGGGACCCAGACCGAAGCCAATGCCGTGACCCAGCAGGGGATCAGCATTATGGCCCTTCGGAGGAAGGCTCTGGACTCCGATATGATCACCGTCAACACTTGGCGGGAGGAACTGAAGAAGGCCGGCGGGACGGCTCGGGATATGATGAAGGCTATCTCTGAGGGGAAGCTCGGGCCCGAGATGAAGAGGCTCTTCGACGATATGAAGGCCGGGGCCGAGGCTACGAAGAAAGCGGCGGAGGCGGCGAAGCCGGCTATCAATGAAGTCGGGAACGGGCTGTCTGCCTCGGCGAAGTATGCGAAGGAGCTGAAGGCCGAGCTGAAGCTGGTCTTTAACGACGAGCTCCGGGCCCAACTCGCAAAGCATAAAGAGGCCCTGACCCTGTTCAAGGACAGCCTCTCCCCGAAGGATATCGAGGAGCTCGGGAAGAAGATATTCGAGCTGGAGACGAGGCTCGGAAGGTCGGCTACGGATACGGAAAAAGTCGACGCCATATTCAAGGAGCTCGGGGTCAAGACCATCCCCGAACTGGCCGAAGCCACCCGCCTCTACGAACAGGCTATGTCCCGGCTTAATGCTCTCCACAAGGCCGGGGCGATAGACGAGCTCGAGTACGCCCGCCAGGCCGAGGGGATAAAGAAGAAGCTGGAGGAGAACCGGAACCTTCTAAAGACGGAGCTCCCGGCGGCGACCAGGACCTGGATTGATGAGGCCCTCCGCAACGCCCCGAAGCTCGATGCTTCGTGGGGGAGGACAACGAAGTCTATGGCGGATAAAATGAAGGACTTCGGGACGAAGGCCTCCGCCGTTATGGAGAAGGTCTCGGCGGTCTGGTCCACGGTCTCTTCCTCTATGACCGCCGTAACGGCCCAGGCCCAGCAGAACCGGGAAATCGCCATCGAGAATGAATACAAAAAGAGGCTGAAGGCGATCAACTCTTCGATAAAGGACGAGGCCAAAAAGCAATCCGCCATTACGGCTCTGGAGGCCGAGTTCGAGATCAAGAGAACCTCGGCTCGGGCGGCGGGTGCGAAACAGGCGAAGGCCGTAGCTTTGATGGAGGCTATCGTCAACACGGCTTCGGGTGTGGCCCGAGCCTTCAAGGATTGGGCCTTCCCGATGTCGGCTATCATCGCCGGAATCGTCGGAGGCCTCGGGGCGGTCCAGATAGGCCTCATCGCCAAGCAACCTATCCCTCTCGCACGGGGGGCCGTGTTCACGAAGCCGACCCGGATGAGGGACGAAACGGGAACGACCTATGAGATGGGCGAGGCGGGGACAGAATACCTCCTCCCTGAGAAGCACCTGACCGGGCTCCTGGGACGGGCCAGAGGGCAAATGGCGGGCCTTCCTGGGCTTGCTATGGCGGGGGGAGGGGGGACGGTGATCAACATCAACTCCCCTCTCGTCCAGACCTCGGGGCTCTCGGATGCGGACCTGGAGAGGGCCGGCTCTAAGCTCTGGGAACGGATAGACCGGGAAGCCCGGCGGAGAGGGAGGAAGTAATGGCAATCCTGCTCGGACCCTCCGGTTCGGAAACGACTCTCCCGGCGGTCAATTGGATTGCTCCCGGAGAGAAGGAGCTCCCCGTCGGATATAAGAAGAACCTCGATGTCACGCAGATGCTGGACGGCTCGAAGCGGGTCAACTTCCGGGCCTATTCCCAGAAGAGCTTCAGCCTGGAGTGGGACCTCCTCCCGGCGGCGACTATCCTCACTCTGATCGGGTTGGCGGAGCTCAATCAAGTCCTCCGCTATCAGAACAATTGGGTCGATGCGACCTGGAGATTGGTGGTCGTTACGGGCTTCGAATATCAGGCCATCCAGAGCACCTTCGCAGGGACGGCCCAGTATCGGGCCCAGATGTCGCTGGAGGAACTCTAGTGCAGGGGATCACTCCCGTAACGGCCTCGGACCTGAAGACCAATGCCCAGAGCTCCCGCTTCCTCTTCGAGGTCTACAACGGGACGAAGTGGGTTGATCTAACCGACATCCCTAACCCCGTCAACACTCTCCCTACGGATACAGATGCCGTCACCACGAACTTCGGTTCCGACGGGACCCACACCTGGACTATCTCCACCGACTATTCAATCCATAACACGGCGGGCGGGACCAGCGTCAAGTGGGTTTACGGCTCGGGGAGTGCGAACTTCTATTATGATATCTCCGGGACGGGATGGGGATCAGTCGGGACCGAGTGGAGCTTCTCCGTCTATGCCCGGAGGGCGGACGGGGCCGACTTCACCCCAACTGGGATGTACCTCTACACCCTCTCGGATAACCGGTCCATCACCAGCTATACGAAGACCTCCATCGGTAACGGTTGGTACAGGTTCTCCTGTTCCTATACTTTCGCCGTCTCCGCCAAGCTCTGGCTTGTCGGCATCTTTGGGCTCCCCTCCACGACGATATACTTCGACGGATGGATGACGGAGCCGGGGCTCGGAACTTCTGAGGCCTCCATCTCTTTCCTCAAAGGTCAGAGCTGTGAGGTAGCGGGGGCGGGGAAAGATACGGAGCCCGTAGCCGGCTCCTGGTCCGTCAGCCTCGATAACTCCCTCGGGCTCTTCCATCCGTATCATCCGACCTCCACCTACAAGGACCTCATCAAGCTCGGGAGAAAGGTGAGGCTCTCGTGGGGGGCGGTCTATTCCGGGGTCCGCTACTTCTGGCAGAGGATCATCGGCTATATGGACCAGCCGAAGTATGACTCCCTCTCCGTCTCGGTATCGGGGACGGATTATATGAAGGCTATCGCAGACACGAAGCTCTTCTCCCCGTATACGAACTGGGGGGATGACGGGACCTTCTCCACGGACGCTTCCCCGACGGGCTCGGGGGCGGAGATTTATGCCGAGGCCGATGCCTGTGAGATAGGAGCCTCGGAGGCCGACAATGTGACCAACTGGGCGGGGGGAGGCTCGGGCGGAGTAGTGAGTTCCGAAGGGCCGGCCCCGGACTCCCTCTACTACCTGTATTTCGAAAGGGATATCGGGGGGAACATTCTCGAGTATGCCCACAACGCCAATGTCGGTTCGGTCACGGCGGGGGCCACCTACCAGATAACCTTCGACGCTATGAAGACCGGGGTTCACTCCCCCTTCCTCTCCATCTACCAGACAGTCGGCTCGACGGCGACCCTTCTCAAGACGGTCTACATCAGCTCCGATACCTGGTGGGGAGAGGAACAGACCTTCACCGTAACGGCTACCGGGAACCTCCAGCTCCGTGTAGGATCACAGGGAAAATACTCGGCCTCCGGGGATTCGGTCCAGCTCGATAATATCTCCATCAAGGCGGTAGCTGGGACCTCCTGGAACATCTACGAGCTCCCCTCGACGGCGAGGGGGGTGTACTATGTGATCCTGAATGGAGCTCCCGTATGGCAAGGGGATGAGGACGGGAAGGGGGGATGGCACTACGACTCCGACCTCAACGCCCTCTTCTTCTCCGAAGACCTCGTCATAGATGCCGGGACGAATAACTTGGTGATCTACTACTATGAGCCCACGGCTCCCGAAAACATAGTGGCGGATATCCTCGTAGCCTCGGGCCTCTATGCGTCACGGGCTTTGGCTCTCTCCGATATGGTCTATACTCCGACGGGGATCACCATCGACAAGCCCTGGTTCGAGCCAGGGACCTCGGCCCTGGAGGCGATAAAGCTCCTCTGTGAGAGATGCAACTACCGCTTCTGGTTTACCTGGCAAGGATACCCAGCTTTTACGCCGGCCCCTATCTACACGACCCCGGCGAGCTTCGACTTCGATGAGGTCAAATACGCCTCTTCCATAAGCCTCTCCCAGGACATCGGGGAGGTCAGGAATCACATTACCATCGAGGGGTGTGAGAGGTCGGTCCTGAATGTCTCGACCCAGGCGGTAGATCAGAGCACCTGGAGAGGATCAGCGGAGGATTCTACCTCCATCACCGCCTATCAGAGAAAGACCTATGCCCTCAACAATCACCTCTTCCAGAGCCAGGCATCCGCAGATGATATGTGTCTCTCCCTCCTCTCTTTTTACCGCAACCCCAAGTTCTATCTCGAGCTCAAGACCTCCCACCTTCCCGTCCCCCTAGAGGTCGGGGATACTATCTCCATCAAGCTCCCCGTCTCCCTCACAGATACGGTCACGAAGTACGGGATCATCCGTGGGATCAGTCTCCAAGACGGGGAAGCTACCTATCGGACGGAGGTCTATGTCCCATTCGATACCACTCTCGTAGTCCAGAACGCAGCCATCGGGGTCTCGGCTCCTTTGGTGGAGCTGGACTATCCTGGGGTCCTGGTCGTCCAGAATGCCGCCATCGTGCTCTCCTCCGAAAGCCCGGATGTTCAGCAACTATATGAATGGATAACCTACCAGGATGGGACCGAGGTCGACTGGCCGACGGGGGCGACCCAGGCCATCATCGAGTGCTGGGGCGGAGGCGGTATCGGAGGCAACGGTGAGATGGTCGGACGGGCCGGAGGCGGAGGAGGCGGAGGCTATTCGAAGATTACGGTCGATAAGGACGACTGGCCGAGTTCCCTGTTCATTTATATTCCCAACAGCGGGATAGGAGACGGGACCTATGTCGATAGTGGCGGCACGATATGCTATGCCGCCGGAGGTGATACCGGAGACCTTACGGGCGGAGGCCAGGGCGGTCAGTCGTCGGGAGGAATCGGCGACACGAGGTATTCCGGTGGAAACGGTTACTTCTATGGGACGGGTTACACGGGCGGGGGCGGGGGCTCCTCTGCGGGGACCGCTTCCAATGGGAATAACGCCACCTCTTCTGCCGGAGCCACGGCGGTGACGGGGGGAGGGAACGGGGGGAACGGAGGAGCCCGCTACAACGACGGGTCGGACCCCACGACCCCTCCAGGAGGTGGAGGGGGAGGGGCTGGGGCGGACCTCTCGACGGAGAGGTACGGAGGGTCCGGCTCTATCGGAAAAATAAAGATCACTTTCTCGTGAGGAGGGGAAGATGGCTGATATAAACAGCAGACAGTTCCGATGGCTCGGGGCGGATGATCTAGCCTCGACCCACTTGGAGCTGAGGCAGGGAGGGACCTTTATGACCTCCTCTATCTCCGCCGGCCTTCTCCGCAAGTGGGCCGAGGAGGGAAAGCTGGAGTTCATCGAAGACCCCGTCTCCGTAGAGCTCCCTCACGATGTCGTCCTCCAGGTCCAGAACGGGACCATCAATCTGAGCTCTCTAGTCGGGGCCGTCAGAGCCGGGATAAAGGAGAGGTAAAATGGCAAAGTCCGTCCACAACGATATTCTCGATGCGGCCCTGAACTATATAAAAACCTACGCCACACGAATAGCCGTAGACAACGCCGAGCCGACCACATATACCCAGCTCATCACGACCTATATGCTGGTGCTCAAGACCATCTCCAGCTCGGACTTCACGGGGCCGGCGGACGGGGATTCCAGCGGGAGGAAGCTGACCTCTAATCAGCACTCCACGGTAACGATCACCAACTCCGGGACGGCCTCTCATATCGGGCTCGGGGACTCTGGCTCGTCCAAGCTCCTCTTCGTCACGACCTGTACGAATCAGGCCCTGACGGCTACTAACACGGTCACTATCCCGAGCTGGAAAATAGAGATTGGAGACCCCACCTGAGATGTCCACTCTTCCGTTCCTTGAGACTCTGACGGGAAGGGAGCGGGAGGTCTTTGAGCTGATCGGGAAGGGGAAGAAGAACACCGAGATTGCGGAGGAGCTGGGGATCACTTTGAACACGGTCCGAACCTACTCGAAGACCATCCACGATAAGCTCTATATCGAAGGCCGGGCGAACCTCGCTATTGCGGCCTACAAAGTTATATCGGAAGGAGAATCCAATGGCCTTTGAAAAGGGATTTGCTACGGTCACGCTGGAGGTCGTGGCGGCCCCCGGAGCCTTTCTCTCGTCTAATCCGACGAGTCGTAAAGTGGCTCGTGGAGATGTGGCATCGTATCTTCTAACGGTGACCCCTCAGAACGGATATGACGGGCCTCTCTATCTCCGGGCCGTAAACCTCTCACACGCCGACCCCGAGCCCTCGGACCCGTTGGAGAACTCCCATCACTTCTCTCCGAATCCCGTCCCCGCCGGTGGAGGGGCTTCTCTCTTCACGGTAGAGACGGACGGGTGGGACCTCTCGGTATTCCCGACGCTCGACATCGGGATAGAAGCCCTGGATGTTCTCCCCGACGGAGAGTATCCCGTCACCTGATCTCTCCTCTCTTCCCTCCTCTAGGGGGGCTGGGGATCACCTCCCCGGCCCCCTGTTTTTTCCGCCGCTATATAAGGAAGGCCCCCGTTTCACACGAAAATAGTTTGAACGGGCAAGTGGAATCAATAACTTACACTGCCCTGGCTATGAAGATTTTTCTGGACATGCATAGTGCGAAGCCTTATCCTTGTACATGCCCCCGGGCGGGGCAGGACAGGACAGGGAGCCGGCGGCCACGGGGTCGAGCGACCTGGGACCGAGAGGAGACCCGAGAGGGCCTCTCAACCGAAAGCGAAAGCGACTAGGGAGAGGGAATCGGGGAACGGGCGGAAAGAAGAGGAGAGAAGGAGAGCCGGATGGGAGCCTATGAGCTCCCTGGACCGGAAGGCCGATAAACCTCCACCCCGCCTAGCAGAGGGAAGGATCACAACGGGTGATCCTGTAATGCGCACCTCCGGTCCCAAGCCCGGAGGAATCCAAAACTTTTTGAGGAGGTCTTCGATGAACAAGCAGGATCAAATCGGGATGGTGGTCGGGCAGATTATCGAGCTCGTCTACGAAGAGAGGATGGCGGATGACCTCGCCCTCGTTTCTTCACGGACCGCCGACGAACTGACCGGAAGCACGAAGGACCGGGAAGCGGCCCGGATGCGGGAGAATTACTTCCAGGGCCAGGGATACGCTTTCATGATCGGACGGCACTACCTCCTGGACCAGCTGAAGGAGATGGGCCTCCACATCGAGAGCCTCCACCAGGTCCTCTACTTCAACCCGCCCCTTCCGGTCTACAACGACATCGAGAGCTACGACGAGCCGAAGGGCCAGACCTACGACGGCAGAGAGCTCTGAGCAGAGGGGAAGGAGGGAAGGCCCTCCTTCTAATGCGCACGGGCCGTCCCAAGCCGGCCCAATCCCAATCCTTCAGGAGGTTCTAATGTACGCTTCACAAGTTATTCTCTCGGCTTCCCACAGAGGCTTCGGGGTCCTGACCTTCTTCGACCGGAGCCGGTCCCTCTACTTCTTCCGTCTGATATTCGAAGGCCAGAAGCTCTTCGAGAGCCCCCACCACTTCCGGTTCGCCAGGAACGCCCACGAGGCGGGCCTCGACGAAGCCACCCGGCAGTACGAGGGAATGGTCGAGGAGCAGAACGCCGACTGTGCTGCGGCTATCCGGGCGGAGAGAGGAACCCGCCTTGGCTGATCCTAGCAGAGGGCGGGGGCCTTCCCCCGTAATGCGCAGGCCCCGTCCCAAGCCGGGGCCAGAGCAAATCTCACAATCCTTTTAGGAGGTTTCAAATGGCAAAGTACATGAGCAGGGCGAAGAGACTGGCGGAGGCTCTGGGGATGATCGACACGGTGGTCCAGGGCCTGAACTCGATGGCGGACGATGTCCGGGACGGGAGGGAGATCAACCCGGGCCGTATCGAGGACTTCGTCAACATCATCTCCGACTCCACCTCCTCCGTGGAAGAGCTCAAGGAAGAGCTGGAGAACTGGTACGACAACCTGCCCGAGAACTTCCAGAACGGGATGAAGGGGGACGAGCTCCAGGAAGCTATCGACGCCCTGGACGGAATCTACTCCAGCCTCGACGAGCAGAAGGATGCGGTCGAGGACCTCCTGACCTTCGAGGCCTCGGACCCCGACGATAAGAAGGAAGAGCTGGCGGGGGCGATGGAGGATATCGCCAACGAGCTCGAGTCGGCCCAGATGGAAGATGTTACCTTCCCCGGGATGTACTGAGATGGGGATCACCATCAAGCTCTCCGACTGCTGCCGGGGCGAGCTGATCCTGGCGGTCCGGTACAAGGCGACCTCCTCCTCCCCCGAGGAGAGGGACTATATCTGCAGGGAGTGCGGGAGCTGGTGCGACCCGGTCCTCTTCCTCCAGGACGAGGAGGACGGGACCCTGACGGATTCCGAGACCCTGGAGTCGGGCCTGGAGCCGGCTCCCTCTCACCAGTACGACTAGCAGAGGGGAGGAGGGCCCGAGAGGGCCTTCCTCTAATGCGGCAAGGCCGGTCCCAAGCCCCGGCCTAATCCAACCGCTGGAGGTTTCAATGTACTTCTATCTGTCCATCTTCGACTCGGCGAAGAAGGAGGTCGAGGTCGCTTGCCCCGGATGCGGGACGACCTTCCTCCTCTCCGACCGGCACGACTTCGAGGCTATGGAGTGGACGGCCCACTGCGCCCGCTGTAACGGCCTCTTCGGAGTCGTAAACCCCGAGATGTTCCGGACCCTCGTCTCCCCGGTCTGGAACACGAAGAAGAGCCCCACTCCCGTCTATGTCGACCTCGTCCGGGTGACCAGGACGGACAACGGGGTCCTCCTCTACCGCTGGCACGGATGGGTCGATAACGACTCCCGCCAAATCGTCCAGGAGGGCTGAGATGGGAGCCGATACCTTCTCCACCTACATCATCGTCACCGGCTCTTTAAAGGAGGCCTTCGACGAGGCCGTGAAGAGAGCCCTCTACGACTACGGCCACGCCGGCTACACGGGGACCCTCGCCGAGAAGGACTCCTTCGTCCTGATCGGGAAGGCGGAGAGCCAGACGGAGGCTGGAGCTCTCGCCCGGAAGCTGATCAACGAGGGCGACCCCCGCATCGACGATAAGTGGGGGCCGGCTGGGATCATCACCTTCCCCTCCCGTCTCCTTGACGGGACGGAGGTTACCAAGGCCCTGATCTTCGGATGGGCCTCGTCCTAGCAGAGGGAAGGCCTCTCCAGGCCCCGACATTCGGGCCAGGAGGGGCTTTTAATGCGCATCCCCTGTCCCAAGCCAGGGGAAAGCAAATCTCATCAAGGAGGGCCACACATGGCCAATATGAGCTACTGCCGGTTTGAGAACACCGCTTCGGACCTTCTGGACTGCGAGGGCCACATCCTCGACAAGCTCGGAAGGGATGAGGCCATCGGGCGGGTCAGCCTCGTCCGGTGCTGCCTCTCCATCCTGGAGGGGCTCGGGTGCGAGATCAGGAACTCGGCCGATATGGAGATCAACGCCGAGGATGCCGAAGACCTGATCAAGGACGCCCTGGAGGATATGGGCGAGAACCCCGACGAGGAAGAAGAAGAGGAAGAGGCCTGATATGAAGCCCTCCCGCCGCTTCTTCATCGAACTCGCCGCCATCATCCGGGCGAACGGGAGCCGGGAGAGGGCCACCATCCAGGCCCTCCCCTTCATCGAGGAACTCTGCGAGCTCCTCCGGTCCCACAACCCGAGCTTCAACGAGGAGAAGTTCAAAGAGGCCTCGGGCTTCAAGGACATGTTCGCCGACGACTGATCCCCACGCCGAAAGCAGAGGGCGGGAGCCTCGGGCTCCCGTAATGCTGGAGGCCTCGGTCCCAACCCCGAGGCAGGCATAATTCTCAAGGAGGTTTCATTATGTCAGGACAGTTGATGGCACACAAGGACACGAGCATCGTGTCGGAGGCGGTGGTGCTGGCGGAGCCCAGGCCCGAGTTCACCTCGACCTGGCACCCGTACTCCCACCGGGAGGTCATCGAGACCGTCGGGGCCGCTTGCGACAAGCTCGGATGGTCGGTGGCCCGCAAGACCTATTCGATCAAAAAGGACGACAAGATGTTCGGGGTCTGGGACCTGGAGAAGAAGGGCGGGGAGCTCGTCAAGACGAAGGAGAGGACCCTCTCCCTCGGGCTCCGGAACTCCATCGCCAAGACGGCCTCGGTCGGCCTCTGCGCCGGCCTCCGGGTCTTCGTCTGCGACAACCTCGTTTTCCGGGGCGACTTCGTTATGTTCCGGAAGCACACGGGGCTCCTCTCCGGGGACGAGCTCGGGATCATGGCCGAGGAAGCCCTGGTCGCCCTCTCCACCCGCTTCACCTTCGTGGACGAGTGGTGGGAGGGGCTGAAGAAGGTAGAGCTCACGGACCCCCAGGCTTCGGCTTTGATGACGGCGGCGATGAACCGGCCCCACAATCCGATCATCCCCCCGTCCAAGTTCGGGGCCTTCTACGACCTGTACTTCGGGAAGGGGACGAAGTACACCCCGACGCTCCACGGGTTCCACGGGGCGGTGACGGAGATGCTCCAACAGGACGCTCTCCACTCCATCGGCTGGCGGAGCAAGGACCTCGTGACCTTCCTCGACCTAGAGGCTCCGGTGATCCTCGGTCAGCACAAGGGCCGTATCCACTTCGACGAGATCAGAGAGAAGGCCAAGGAAGGGCGGAGCGAGAAGGCGGAGGAGGAGAAGGCCGCCTCGAAGGAGGAGCAGGCCATCCTCAAGGAGAAGATCAAGGCCCGCCTGAAAGAGGCCAAGGTGGAGGCCAAGGCCCAGGCCAAGGAGAAGGCCCTGCCCAAGGGGAAGAAACCCGCTGGCAAGGCTCTGGCGGGGCAAAAACAGGCCCCCAAGAAGGGGAAGGGGAAGGCTCCCGTCCAGAAGAAGGAGGAGCCCGTCAAGGTCGTCCGTGAGGTCGTCCCCGGTGTAAACCTCATGACCGACGGCTCCCTGAAGAAGAAGGAGCCCGAGAAGAAGGCCGAGCTGGGGATCAGCTTCGACGGGAAGCTCGTCCGGAGGACGGCCCGGGTGAAGGCCCGGGAGGTTATCGCCTCCGAGTCCAAGCCCGTCAAGACGAAGCTCCAGAAGGCCCCGAAGGGCGAGAAGATCACCACGGCGAAGGCCTCCACGAAGAAGGCCAAGCTCGAGGAAGAGGAGGACATCCTCTTCTGCTCCAAGTGCGAAGGGGAGTTCCTCGCCGGACGGACCGTCCGGGTGGACGGAGATGTCTGGTGCCTCGGGTGCAACGAGGCCCGGAAGGAAGAGGCCAAGGCCGAGATGAAGAAGAGGCCTCTGAAGAAGAGCTGATCAAGTCCCGCTAGTCGGGCCGAGAGGGCCGGGAGTCCACGGGGATTCTCGGCCCTTTTTTTTTCCCGAATATCCTCGGTGATGGCTCCAATGTTTTTAACAAAGGCCCTTCCCTAGACTAAAGCACTGTGATAAATTTGAGGCGACTTCACATAAGAAACGGAGGGAAAAAAATGGACTTCAGAGAGCTCAGTACGATAAAGAAGAGGCTCCGGGGGAAGGCCCTACGGAAGCTGATGGAGGAGAAGGGCACGAACAAGTTCCAGGTCTCCAAGGCGACGGGAGTATCCTACCGGACCCTCTGCAACTGGGAGCACCTCGGGATGATCCCCAGCACGAGGCTGGCCCTTCTCGTCGGAGCCCACCTCGGGCTCTTCTCCCCTCGGGAAGTGGAGATCAATTCAATCCGCAAGGCAATAGAGGAAGCCCAGGACCGGCTCCACCGGCTCCAGGGCTCCTTCTAAATATCACAAGGAGGTCTCACTATGACGGAGACGAAAGCGGAAAGCTCGTTGGTCAAGGCCACCGAGTCGGCGGCGATTCAATTGACGCCGGGGACGGTCAAGAGGTTCATATCGCCTCTGGCCTCGGAACAGGAGGTCGCCCTGTTCCTGAATCAGTGTGTGATGTTCGGCCTGAACCCGTTCAAGCGGGAGATTTACCTCATCAAGTACAAGGCCACGGACCCCGCCACCTTCGTAGTCGGATATGAGGTCTATCTGAAGCGGGCGGAGAGGACGAGGAACTGGGCCGGCCTCAACTCCGGGGTCACTTTCGACAAGGACGGGAAGCTCTTCTCGGCCTGGGTCGATGTCTACCGGAAGGATTGGATCAACCCTCTCCACCACGAGGTCTATCTCTCGGAGTACATCCAGACGAAGGCGGAGTGGGTCGGCGGACAGGCGACGGGAAAGAAAATCCCGACGAGGTTCTGGGCCGAGAAGCCGATTACGATGCTGAAGAAGGTCGCCGTCGCCCAGGCCTTCCGGATGGCCTTCCCCGACGAGATGGCGGGGATGCCCTACACCTCCGAGGAGATGCCGTTGGAGCACTCGAAGCTCCCCACCACAGAGGTCCTCATGACCTCCTCCGACTACGAGGAGATGAAGAAGAAGCCTCTCAACGACATCCAGGACGAATGGACCGGAGGCTCTACTCCACAGGCCGACAATGCCGATGAGCCCGTCGGTCCTGACCTGACCGACCCGAAGGTCAACCCCTTCTCCGGGAAGAAGGAGGAGCCTCGGAATGCCGGAGAGTGGCCCGAGGGCGGAGCTCCCTCAGACTTCGAAGAGCCGAAGAAGGGGAAGGCGGAGAAGGCCGGAAAGAAGGACCCCTTTGTCGAGAAGGTCCAGAAGGTCTTCGACCAGGTGGCCGGCCTCGTTACCCTCGGAGTGGACGAGCAGATGGTCTGGAGATCAATCGGGAAGAAGCTCCGGGAGAACTTCGGGACGGAGTTCGTGGAGCCCTCCAACCTCAATGAGAAGGAGCTCGAGTTCGTTACCTCCTACCTCGGGAAGTGGGCCTTCGCCGTAATGAAGAAGGCCGAGGGGGGGAAGTGAGCAAATCCGTAGAAGCCCACATCCATCACCTGAACGAGAACGAGGAGCCGTATGAGACGTCGGAAGCCGAGACCCAGGCTCTGATCCTAGCGAGGAGGAGCCTCTCTATCGTCGTCAAGGACCAGGAGAGCCTGGACTTCGCCTCGGCCTTCCTCCGGGCCCTGAAGGATACGAGGGGCCAAATCGAATCCGTCTTCGACCCTCTGATCAAAGAGGCCTTCGACCACCACCGGTCCATCCTCCAGAAGAAGAGGACCTTCACCGACAAGCTGGACGAGGCCGAGAAGATGGTCAAGCCGAAGGTCACCGCCTTCCTCCAGGAGCAGGACCGGCTTCGGTTCCAGGCTCTGCGGGAAGCTCAACTGGCGAAGGAGAAGGCGGAGAAGCTGGCGGACCAGGCTGTCGACAAGGCCTCTATCCTCATCGACAGAGGAGAGTTCGAAGAGGCCACGAAGGTTATGGTCGAGGCCTCGGGCGAGGTCAAGGAACTGAAGAGGACGGAGGAGGAGGTCCCGGATGCCGTCAAGGCCGAAGGGATCACTATGAGGACCACTTGGTCGGCGGAGGTGACGGACTTGAACCTCCTCGACAAAAAGTATATGGTCCCGAATATGCCCCTCCTCAACGCCATCGCCAGGAACACGAAAGACCAGTTCTCTATCGCCGGGGCGAAGGCCGTCGCCACCACAACCGTAGTCCCGAAGGGGGAACGGAGATGAAAGTGGACTCAGGATACATCGAAGAGCTCCACATCTTCTGGGCCCAGACCGGCGTAGACGGATATAATATGGCGAAGGGAGGAGGGGACGAGGATCAGGCGGATATCCCCGACCTGATCACCGACCTCCTCCACCTCGCCGTCTCAAAGGGCCTCAACCCCGAGGCTGTACTGAAGCGGGCGAAGATCAACTTCGAGGCTGAAAAATGATCGGGGGGAGGGGCGGAGGAATAGACTCGGGAAACCTCCTTGAACGGAACGGCTTGGGCTCCGTCCCTCCCTCCTTCTACCTTCGGAGCAAGAGATGAAACGAACCTGGATAAAGCTATGGGTCGACCAGACGCTCCGAGGCTCTATGCTGGAGGAGCTCAACCCAGAACAGCGTTGGATATTCATCGGGCTCCTTCTGATGGCTGGCGATTCCTCTATCCCCGGAGTGATTTTTGGGAGAAAAAACGAGAGGGGAGAGCTGATCGGAAGGCCGACGATGGTCATCGCCGACACTCTGGCGGTTAAATCGGGGACCTTGCTACAGGCCCTGGACCGGCTGAAAGAGGTCAACAAGGTTAGGGTCTCGGAGCTCGGGGTCATATGGGTAGAGAACTGGAGAAAATACCAGTCAGAGTATCAGAGGCAGAAGCCGTATCGGAGTCACGAAAGTTACAAGCAAAGCTGTCACCAAAGTAACGACATAGATAGAGAAGGAGAAGGAGAAGGAGAAGAAGAGGGAGAAGTCTTTGATCCCGAAGCTCCTCTTCTCCCCTTCACGGATTGGATGGAGAAGTTCCTGAACGCCTGGAACGCTCTCGCCGTTAGGAACGGGCTCGCTCAAGTCTCTCGGATAGTAGAGGGGAGCTCCCGGGCGAAGGCTATCAAGGCCCGCTACAAGGACAAGGGCTTCGACTACGAGAAGGTCTTTGAGGCTACACGGGGTCAGAGCTTCCTCTTCGGAGCGAAGAGAAGCCCCGAGGATACGATGGCCTGGCGGATGACCTTCGATTGGATTCTCAAGCCGGCCAACTACATCAAGGTCCTGGAGGGTCAATACCGGGACCTCCCTCGGGCCCCGAAGGTCGGGGAAGCCCCGAAGCGTGAATGGACCGAGGAGGAGAGGAAGGGCTGGCGGTCCTCGGCCGAGAAGGAGATCAGAAAGACCGCCAAGTCCGAAGAGGAGGTCCTACTGGGCCTCCGGGAATGGGACCGAGTTCATCCTCCGTCAAGGACGGAAGGAAATAAAAAAGTCTGACAAGGAGGTCTTATGCCGACGAAGTTTTTCCTGAAAGGCGGAGGAGCCGTACTCCTAAAAGGTTCGAGCCGGAAGGAATCCATGACGAGAAAGCTCTTCTCGGGATTCTCTTTCGGAGAGGCCCTCAACGGTCACATCATCGGTGTCGTCAACAACTCCATCCAGGCATGGGAGGAGCAGACCGAAGCCGAGTTCGCCGAGAACGAAAAGAAGGCGAAGGAGGATCAGGCTTCTAAGTGCCGGCGGTGCGGGGCTACGCTTCCTCGGGAAGCCCATTACTGTCACAACTGCGGCTCCGCCCAGACGAAGAAGGAGGAGCCCAAGCGGGTGATCCCCGGCGGGAACTGAGATGATAGGTCCATCCGTAGCTCCAAAGTTCGACACCCAGAGCTTCACCCGTAATGATCCTCGGGCTCGGCAGGCGGTCCTGTCCTATCTCCACCGGCACAAAAGAGCCGCCGTCAAAGTCGAGTGGAATAAATACGAGATAGACCTCTACGAACATCCGAACCTCTGGCACGAGCTGGAGGTGAAGGAGGGATGGGGGCTCGGGAAGCTCTGGCCCCGAAGCTGGGCCACGGTCCACATCCCGAACCGGAAGGCTCACCTCATCAAGGAGCGGGGAGACCGCCTCACCTTCTGGGTCCTTCGGGACGACCTGGAGGCCGCCGTTATCGTGAACGCTTCCATCGTCGGAGCCTCTCCGATGGTGAAGCTCTGGAACAAGAGGACCCAGGCCGAGGAGCCCTTCTTCGATGTTCCCTACGACTCCTGCAAGCTTGTGATCCTGGGCCTCTAGGGAAGAAGAGCATGAGAAAGAGAAGCCTCAAGACCCTGGCCACGCTCGTGGCTGGCCTCGTGGCGGGTTTTCTCCTCCTGGCCCTGCTTGTCATAAGGGTGGTGGAGAGGACCTCCTACCACGAGTGGGCCTGGGCCAATTCCCAGGAGGGCTACATATCCCAGGAGGTCAAATTCAAATGAGGCTGATCCTACGGTCTGAGCCCCTCTCCGCCAATAAGCTCCTGCGGATGCACTGGGGTGTGAAGAGGGCTCTCCGTAGAAGGCTCGGATGGGAGCTCCGGGTCGCTTGGGCCGGCGCCGGCGGGAAGGTAGAGGAGGGGAGGAGGAAGGTCAAGGTCCATCTCTATCTTCCCCGCCGGTACGACCACGACAATGCGGTAGGAGGGGCGAAGGTGCTGATCGATGCGATGAGGGATGTCGGGCTCCTGAAGAACGACTCTCTCCGCTGGCTCGACCTGGAGCTCGAGCAGCACCTCTCAAAGGAAAAAAGAATCGAAGTCGAGATAGAGGAGGGAAGATGTCCGCAGTCATAATCATCTGCTTCCTTCTCGGGACCTTGGCCGGATTCACCATCTCGGCTCTCTGCTCCTCCACCCACATCAAAGAGGCGGAGAAGAGAGAGGGAGAGGCGAAGAAGAGGGCGGAGTTCTGGGAGTGGAAGTGGGGGGAGCTCGTAGAGGTTACGGGCCGGCGTATCGCCGAGGAGGAAACAGAGAGGCTCGGAGTGAGGCTGGATAAGATCACTCTCACGGCGCTTATTACTCCCTCGGAGGGAGAATCAAAAAAGGAGGTCCTCTAATGGACTTGTATCTGATCACAGGTTTGCTGGGATTCGCCTTTCTCGTCCTGTTCTTTGCTTCTGCCCTTCACGGGGCGGAGCTCCACTCGAAGGGCCTGAAGGTCCGGGAGAACCCGCTTCAGAAGCTCCTCTGGAAGATTGCGGGGAAGTGGACCGGATACCTCTTCACAATCTTTATCGTCGAGTGCCTTCTTCTGGCCATCGGCGGAGGGATCACAAATTGGCTGAAGGCCTTCCCCGGGGCTCTGTACTTCGGGGGCCTTCTCGCCCTGACCCTCCTTTGGTGGCCGAAGGAGGCCAAGGCCTAGTCACGCTTGGAGCTGTGTGGGCTGACCGAAGCCGCCGTCGGGAAGGAACACCGAGCACGGCAAATCGGCGGAGCGGGGGGTGGGGTCATGGATACCTATGAGAGAGGAGAGAGAAAATGTCAAAGAATCCGAAGTCAATCCAAATCACGAAGGGCTGGATCATCTTCTTCAAGGACCAGCCGAAGCGGAGACCCGAGTTCGTCCTCGGGACGATGGGAGAGGGGAGCCTCCGGGCTCAGCTAGGCCTCAATAATCCCGGGGCCTCCGTCACCCGCCTGAAGATCAACGGGCCGAAGAAGAGGGCCGTCCTTCCTCTTCTCACCGAGACCCCCAAGCCCGGGGACGGGAGCGGGTCGCTACCATGACCGAAGTTCTGACTTCGATGCTGGAGCTGGAGAAGCTCATTGCCGAGGTCCGGACCTTCTGGGAGCTCTACAAGCTCGGGGTCCTGACCTTCCCCGAGGTCATCGTGGAGATCAATCACCGGAGGGTCGCCCTCGGATACAAAGAGCTCTCCGATATTCAAGTCGCAGGACTTCTCCGAAGGGGGATGCTGTGAGCTTCTGGCCGACCCTTGGGGCTGTCCTTGGAGTCGGGTTCCTCTGTCTCGTCGTTCACTACTATGCCTTCTGGGCTGGCTATAACGAAGGGCGGAAGGACCAAAGGAAAATAGATGAGCACAACAATCTATTGTGAGGGAGCTCTCTACGGGCCCGACGGGAAGGAGATCATCCATCCGAGGTATGAGAGAATATCCATCCCCGTAGATTATAACGAGGGCTTCCACGATATCATCGGATGGGGAGACCTGACCGGAGCCGACATCTCCTTCTTCGGGCTTATGATCGGAGAGAAGCTCCTCTCCAAGATTCCAGACCCCGACATCACATTCAATCAACTGGGCCATCAGGTCGTATCTCTGGAGCTCCACATCCCGGGGAAGGGACCTCTCGCCCCGCCTCCATTTTCGTTCGAGGTTCCGGGGGGGATAAAGAGAGGGCTTGACAATTGAGTAGGAAATAGTCTAATGAAAGTGTGATCACGCACGCTTTCTTCTTCGTCCGGGCCCGGAGACAGCGACCTCTCCGGGCCTTTTTTTATGCCCGGAGGAACCCGTGAACATCCCCACGAAAATTATCATCCACGCCTCCGCTACCGATGACGACCCGAAGTTCAGCTGGGGGGCGATTCGGAAGTACCACATCGAGCACAACGAGTGGGACGACATCGGCTACCACGCCGGATGTGAGCTCGTCGGGGATCACTACGAAGTCCTCTATGGCCGGCCCTGGATAGAGGCGGGAGCCCACTGCCCGACCCAGAATACGAGGAGCCTCGGGTTCTGCTTCGTCGGGGACTTCATGACCGAGCCCCCGCCCCAGTCCCAAATCCTCGCCGCCCTCCCTCTCCTCCGTGATTGGATGAGGCTCTACTCCATCCCGAAGGAGGAGGTCCATCCCCACCGGGAGTTCAACAATACGGACTGCCCTGGCGATGCCTTCGACATCGAGGCTCTGAGGAGGCTCCTGTGAAGATCAACTGGCAGATGAATATCTCGATCAACTCGGGGACGGCTCTTCTGCTCTTCGTCCTCTCCTACTTTCTCCTCGTCTGGATGGCCCAGCATCACGACTCAATCGAGCGTATCTATCCCGTCGCCCTCGGAGGTCTGGTCGGGGCCTTCTCCGGATACCTCCTGAAGAGGAACTCCAACAACAAAATCGAGCTCGAAGCGGGCAAGGCTGGGATCACTACGGGGACCAAATGAAAACGAAGACCGTCCTCCTCATCGGAGTCGCCTCATTCCTCGTAGGCCTCGCCGCCGGCGGGTTCCTCGGAAAGTCCAAAGGGCCTGATCCCCAATACTGGGTCAGCCGGGAGGACTACGACCAGGCCGCAAAGGATATGGAAGAGGGGCTCCAGAACGCCTTCGCTATTATCGACGAAAGGGACAAGACCATCAGGCTCCAGAACGAGTTCGTAGCCCTCGGGCAGAGGAAGATTATCGAGCTCGAATCCCTGCAGGCGGTCCTCGTTGCCGACGGCAATAAAGCCAAAGCCGAGACAGCCCTCCTGAAGCGTGATGCCTCTGCCGCTATTGCCGCCAGCCCTGCCGTCAAGGCCCTGGTCGACAACTTCGAGCTCCGATGCGAGAACTACGAGAATCAGGTCCTGAACCTCTCCCTCTCCGGGAAGGAGAAGGACGGAGTGATAGAAGCCCAGGCCATCCAGATAGTGGCCCTCGCCTATCAGCGGGACACCTGGAAGAAGGCCTGGGAGGATGAGCACGCTTTGAGGGTCGTCGGAGACAACCTCCGCCTCGACCTGGAACATCAATACCGAGCATCGAAGTTCTGGGCGGGAGTGGGGAAGTGGGGACCTCCTATCGCCTTTGCCCTTGGGCTCGTGATAGGAAAATGAATGGCTACAATTCCCTCCACACTAACTGACCTTGGGATCACCGCCGTCGCCCTCTTCCTCTTCGTCTCAGCCATCTATCTGATCCTCCGAATCGTCCAGACCGTAAAGGCCGGGAAGAAGGAAGAGAACGGGAACGGGAAGAGGACCACCTGCCTACAATCTCCGCAGCTCCAGTCCATAATGACGAATCAGGTCCTGACGATGGAGGCTGTCCGGAAGATAGAGGGCGGGGGGGAGATGATCAAACAGAATATGATCCTCCAGACGAAGCTGATGGAGCAGTTCGGAACGATACTCCAGAAGCTCTCCGATTGTATGGTCCGTCAGGAGGCCCACGAAACCTATGACGAAATCCGAAGAGGAAGAGAGGGATGATGAAGAAGCCTATTTTTTTGAATGTCCGTTTCGGTCAGCTCCGTCCGTGGGACAAGAATCCCCGCCAAGCTACCGAGGAGAATGTAAAGAGCCTCGCCGCCCAGCTGAAGGAGGTCGGCATCTTCAAGAACTTCGTCTGCTGGCAGGAAGGGGACGACGAGAAGAATAAGACCTATACCGTCGGCGGGGGGAACATCCGCCTCGTCGCTATGCGGGAGCTCCTCGGGGTCGGCCCGGAGGAGAAGGTCAACATCGCCGTCTGCTTCCCCGAGACAGAAGCCGAGAAGGTTCGCATCTCCCTCCTCGACAACATGACCTTCGGGAGCTATGTCGAGCAACAGCTTGCCGAGCTGACCTACGGCTTCAAGGATGATCCCGCCCTGGCCGGCCTCCGGGTCAACTTCTCCTACGGGGTGGACCTGAAGGAGATTCTGGACTCCGTCGGGCCCTCCGCCCCTCTCACCGAGAAGGAGCTCTCCGAGAATGTGGAGACCTCGATGGAGTGTCCGAGGTGCGGCTACAAATGGTGAGTATAAACGCCACGGCCTACGGGAAGAAGTCGAACCTCCCCTGTGTCACCTCCCAGGTCGACATCTGCACCATCCCCTTCCACTTCGACCCGTATGTCGGATGCCCTCACGGATGTCTCTACTGCTTCGCCCGAGACCTCGTGAACTTCCGACGGAGGAACTCCCCGCTGACATTCGGTCAGCTGGAGATCAACTCCTATGCCCACTTCCACAAGGCCATCAACCGGATACTCTCCCGGCCTATCGACGAGAAGAATATCCTTTCCGTGTTCCTGAAGAACCGTGTCCCTCTGAAGATAGGGGCCGTGGCTGATCCCTGCCCGGAGTCCGAGAGGAAGAACCGCCTCACCTACGCCTACCTCCGTCTGCTCCAGGACCTAGACTATCCGGTCCAGATTCAGACGAAGAGGCCCGATGTCCTCTCCGAATACATCGGGGACTTCAAAGGGGCGAACCTCATCGTGTCGGTTACCATCATCGCCTCGGACCGGCACTCGGAGGTGATAGAGCCTAATGTCCTGAACTCCTCGGGCCGGTTCGCCGCCATCCGGAAGATCACTGACCTCGGCTTCCCGGTCCTCATCCGCTGTCAGCCGGCTATCTATCCCATTATCCTGGAGGACCTCCCCTGGCTCATCGATCAGACGAAGGAGAGCGGGGCTTGGGGCTTCCAGACCGAAGGGCTGAAGCTCCGTATCGCCGCCCCTCAGTCGGAGAAGGATCACTTCCGGGAGCTCGGAAGGGCTCTCGGGATTCCCGACATCTACGCCTACTACCGAGAGAACGGGAGCCGGAGCTCCTCCGACTACGAGCTCTCCGTAGAGCAGAAGATGGAGTACACGGCGAAGGCTCGGGACCTGACCCACAAGGCCGGCCTCGTCTATCTCTCCGCCGACAATCAGGAAGAGTGTATCCTCTGCTCGGACTCGGACGAGTGCTGCGGGACCCAGAAGCTCCGCAACTACAAAAAGTTCACCTATAACCTCCGCACCAAAATCTTCACCGGCAAGGATTGGCCCGAGCTCGAGAACGGGCTGGAGAGGGCCATCTACACCGGAAGGAACTGCGAAGAGGGGATGGTGCTGAAGGACTTCGTCCGGGCGAAGGTAGAGAAGGGAGAGAAGAGGAAGTGAAGCCCTCCGTCATAAGCCTCTTCGCCGGTTGCGGGGGCTCCTCCCTCGGCTACCATCAGGCCGGCTTCCGGGAGCTCCTGGCCCTGGACTTCTGGGAGCTCTGCCGGGACTCCTTCCGGGTCAACTTCCCGGAGGTCCCCTTCCTCGTCAAGTCCATCTGTGAGACGACGGCGGAGGAGGTCTTCGGACTCGCTGGGATCAGGCCGGGAGAGCTCGACATTCTGGACGGGAGCCCTCCCTGTCAGGGATTCTCTACCGCCGGAAACAGGGATGTCTACGACGAGAGGAACGACCTCTACACCCACTACATACGCCTCGCCACCTCTCTCCGCCCTCGGGTCCTGGTGATGGAGAATGTGACGGGGATGGCGAAGGGGAAGATGAAGGGCCTCTTCCTCCAGGCGATGACCGCCTTCAAGACGGCCGGCTATACCGTAGAGGCTCGGGTCCTCAACTCCGCCAAGTACGGAGCCCCACAGGACCGGCAAAGAGTGATCTTCCAAGCCGTCCTTCACGGCTCCCCCGTCTGGCCTACGCCTTCGACTGATCCCCCGCTCACCGTCTCCGAAGCCCTCGCCTCGGTCCCTCCCGGTGAGAAGAGGTTCATCAACCCGACCACCAAAGAGTATCGGGTCTGGAACGCCGTCGAGCCCGGAGGGAAAGGATCAGACCGCCGGCCCCAGAAGTTCGTCTCCTTCTACACCTGGTGGAAGCTCAACCCCCGGAGGGTCTGCCCGACCATTATGACGAAGGCCGAGGTCTGGCATTGGGCCGAGCCCCGTCTCCTCACCATCCCCGAAGTGAAGAGGCTTATGGGCTTCCCCGACGACTTCTTCGTTGCCGGCACCTATGACGACCAGTACCACCAACTAGGCAACGCAGTCCCTCCCCCAATGATGAAAGCAATAGCCTCCACAATCCTGGAGAAGCTCCTCTCCTCCCCCTCCCAAGAAGCCCACCCTGCCCTTCCCCCTGCCCCCCCTGAGAAAACCCCGTGGCGAGTGAATGGCGGGGCCTGTGAGGTATCCTAATGACCCAGCCCACAGGGAATCCTACCGGCAGACCGACTAAATACTCCCCCCAGCTCTGCAAAGAGGTCGAGAGACTCTCCTCCATCGGGATCACCCTCAACGACATCGCCTATTTCCTGGAGCTCCACCCCAATACCGTCTCCAGGTGGAGGAAGAGGCATCCGGCTTTTGATGAGGCTATAAAAAGGGGGGATGCGAAGAAGCGGGTCTCCCTCACGAACGCTCTCTTCAAGTCGGCTATCGAAGCGAGGAACATAGCCGCCCAGATATTCCTCGCCAAGAACTGGCTCGGGATGTCGGACCGCCAGGATGTCAGCCTCGGGGTCCCTTCCGACGGAGAGGCTTCTCTCCGCCTCGAAGTCGTCCACATCAAGCCTGGGGATCAGCCGGGAAACGGGAAGGGGAACGGGGGTGGAGGCGGGAATGGGAAGCCGAAAGGGACTGCCGAGTGAGCCCATTCCGCCCATCCCCTCCCATCTCCGATGTCGAGGACTGCGAGGAGTGTAGGAAGCTGTCATCCTTTCCACCCCTCCCATCCCCGATTGCGACAGATTGTGAGGTAGTGCGACAGGGTCCATCCCGTCCAACCCCTCCCACTCCTACTGCCGAAGGATGGACGGATTGCCGAGCCTCTGAACGGGATGAAGAGCCCCTCCAACCCGCCCATCCTAGCCCACCCCCGAGTGTCGGTAGTGCAGAGATTGCCGACGGCATCCACGGCACCTACACCCCCCCAACCTTTACTGACCAGGGATGGGAAGGATGGAGCCCTCCTTCACTCTCCTCACCCCGCCCCAACCCCGCAATTACGGGGGTGAAGGGATGAAGCTCAACCTCCTCTTCTCGGACTCCTTCTTCCCCCTCCTGGAGGTCCGGGACCGCTACCTCGTCCTCTGCGGCGGCAGAGGCTCCGGCAAGTCCGAGTTTGCCGGCAATAAGACCCTAGTGCGGGGCTGGAAAGAGGGCCGTCACCGCTTCCTTATCGTCCGGAAGGTACGGAAGACCCTGGCGGATTCGGTCATCCGACTTCTGATCACCAAGCTCGAAGAGAACGCCATCCCCTACGAGTACAACAAGAGCGACAGAGCCCTGAAGATATTCGGGCCCAACGGGGCTTTCGAGTTCCTCTTCGAGGGCCTAGACGACCCGGAGAAGCTGAAGAGCATCAAAGGGATCACCTCCGTCTGGGTGGAGGAAGCTACGGAGCTGACGAAGGAGGACTTCCTGAAGATAGACCTCCTCCTCCGAGAGCCCGGACCTGGATACAAGCAAGTGATCCTCAGCTTCAACCCGCAGGAGGTCGAGGCTCCTTGGCTCAAGGCGATGTTCTTCGGGGCGGTCCCTCACCCGGACTCCTTCGTCCACCGCTCGACCATCGAGGATAATCCTATCGCCGAGGTCAGAGAGGGCTATATCTCCGTCCTCGATTCGCTGAAGGATCAGGACGAGGCCCTCTACAAAATCGCCCGCCTCGGAGAGTGGGCCGCCAGGGCCGGCCAGATATTCTCCTGGGATGTCGTTCCCCTTCCCGAACAGGCCTTCGATGAGGTCTGGGA